TATAGGTCACATTCTCACTGAGCGTATGAGTGAACACCATGCCATCTCTAAGGTTCAACGTAGCCGCATTTGAGCTAGATGTGATAGCCGTTGACTCTTCCTGAATACCGTTATCAAACTTCACTACACCATTGGCATCTGCGGTGACTACCTTGCTAGCTTCTGTCGTACCAAGCGTGGTTATATCAAGATAATTGATTTCTGCTGTGGTAGCTGTTACACCGTCTAGTTTATTGATCTCTGATGTCGAAGCGGTTACGCCATCAAGGATATTTATCTCAGTCGCAGTTGAGGTGACTGCCACATCCTCATTGATCTTAGGCGAAGTAAGCGTCTTATTAGTTAAGGTATCTGTTGTGTCTGTACCTACCAGAGTCGTAGTAGCCGTGGGCATACTAATCAAGGCTTCAGTGTGGTTAATTACGTTTGACGCAGGAACCAGAGCGTAGTTGCCCATGTAACTATGAGAGCTACACTGATAGTACAGAATGCTGGGCGTGTCTTCGTCTACGTCTATTTGTGTGTATGCACCGCTACTACCTGGTGTTCCGCTAGTCGTTACGCCTGTCGTATAGGCCGTTGTCTTGTCTGCATCAAGGTAAAATCTTAGAGGATGACTACTGTTAGTGCTGTCCGATTGATCAAACTTGTAATAATATCCGCTGTCACTCGTTACATTGTCAGCACCGTTGAGATAAATAGCAGGAGCCTCAAGGCCATCTAAGAAGTATGCAGAACTACTGCCATCACCGTTATAAGGATGTGCGGCTGTCTTGGTTCCCACTGTGACTGCAATCGTGACAGGAGCAGAACTACTACCGTATTTACCGCCAAGGGCATCAACTTCAAATACTGTGTCGGTGCTTATCAGTCCTTTGGATACTTTAGTTAGAGCCATAATTTATATTACTCTTGGAAATCTGTATTCTGGTTCGCTTATTGGCCTGACCCCACGTTTAAACTGAGCTACACGATCAGAAGTAAAAATATCCTCTGCTACACAAGCGGTCATAACGTCATCAAACCTTGTGCTTGTGACATCTACTACCCAATCTCTCTTACTCATAAGCAATGCGGTATCAACAATAATTTGAGTAGTGCTTCTGGAAAATGCTAACAATTCAGTTTCAGTTAAAAGAGAAAGCCAGACAGACGCAGGGAATAAATCTATGCCTTGGTTTCCTGTTTCTTCGTATTTATAAAATTCCATAGTATACCGCCATTTGATCTACCCAATTGTGTATATCGGCTTCAGCAAAAACATTTGGAGCCTTTCCATACGTATACTCATAGTTTCCAAAACCGTATCTCCCTCTCCATCGGATAGCATACGGTGTGCTTGTGCCATACAGAATAGTTCCATCTTTGGGTTGAATTATTATTTTCTCAGCACTTTTACCTGTAGTAAGGTTAAAAATTGCCCCTTGTAATCCGTTAGATGGATAAAGCTGCGCCCAAGCATATATTGATGTCATTAAAATATTATTGTCTGTTGGCCCCAAACAAACAGTAGTAGTGGGGTAAGTCTCAGAAGAATAAGTGCTAGGAAATAAGTTAGCGTAGCTTAAACTGCCGTCAGAAATATTAATAGTAACCATACAACCACGGTACGGAACACCTGCGGCCGCATTTCCTCCTGCTGTATAAAAACATGGAAACTGTAGGTTGCCAGATCCATCGCCTCCTGTTCTGTGCATTGGCCCTGCTATACCTCCCCAAAGACTAGAGGCCGCCATTGATTGATTACCTAACTGTGCATTGCCTATGGCTGTTACTGTTCCAGCTTCGTTTACAGATGAAAGGTAAAGTGTGCGAGGGTTTGTGCCAGGGTCTTCGGTCAACATATAGAGCTTGTTATCAGCTTCATCCATGTACCACTGAAGCCAATCATCCGTTGCCGCGCTTCCTGACGCTTCATCCACTGTTATACCACTTGCCCAAACACCGTCTGTACTAGCTGTTAGGTTTGCATCATATTGAAAAAGTTGGTAACCGCCAGCACGAAAAGGAATTGTTACTGAATCCCCGGCTGTACCTCCAGAAAACCCCGGAAGGTAAGTATGAAATGTTTTACTGTTACCAAACCCACCATAAACATCAATACTTCTGTCTGGTTCAGGAAACAAAGGCATTGATCTGTTTTTGCTTGTTACTATATTTGTATATAAACCAGCCATTATTCGTCAAACCCCATCATAACCATATTCACACTTGCGACTGTGCTTCTACCAATTACATAGTCACTTGCTCCTGCTACCACTGGAGAAAAACTTAAACTTTCATCTGGAGCAATCAAAGTGTTTTCTAGTAACTTTTGAGCGTTAGCAAACGTAGCAGAACTATCTCCTACCCCTAACTGCACAAACGCAGAAGATGAGCTTCGATTAAGAATATGAACAGTGTACGTCCCTCCGCTGGAGCCAGCCTGTCCTATGTTCGCTGTTGTGTTTGCGCTTAAATCAACGCCTGATATTTTGACCGCCATTATACTTGCCCCATAAAGAATACTTTACCAGTGGATATTGAAGAAGCAGTTTGAAACGTAGGAGCGTTACCCGATCCATTAGAAGTTAATACCTGTCCTGCACTCCCTGTTACCACTGCCGCAGGATCTCCTGACCCATCATAGCTGATTAGGTTTCCTGCTGTTCCAGAATTCATCTTAGCGAGAGTCACGGCATCGTCTACAATAGAAGCCGTCACCACCGCGCTCGATGCCAACTGATCTGCTCCCACCGCATCGTCTGCTATCTTCGCCTGAGTCACTGCATCCGTAGCTATCTTAGCTGTAGTAATTCCATCGCTTGAACCAGTTGAATCAACGATAGATGCGGTTACCACTGCATTAGAAGCCAACTGATCTGCACCCACGGCATCATCACCAATTTTCGCTTGCGTCACAGCATCGTCTGCTAACTTCGCAGTTGAGATACTTCCATCTGCAACCACACCCACAGAACTAGCAGTAAACGCCATGACCTCGATACTTGTGCCGTTGGGAGGTGCTGTGCTGAATGTCAGAGTTGTACCCGACACAGCGTATGTGCCTTTCTCTTGGTAGACACCATCAATGTAAACCTGGGTATTATTTTCTGTAGAGGGATCAGCAGATAAGGTAAAGGCTGTGGTGCTGCCGTTACCAGAAAATTCGTTTAGAGATACATTGGTTGCACCAGAGCCGCCTATGTCTCCCCAACTGTCGGTGTAGCCTTCAAACGCACCTGTTGTCGTATTGTATCGGAAAGCTCCTGCGACACCTGTTGGTCTGTTTCCTGTAGTCCCAGATGGGACATAAAAAGCCTGTGCGCCAAAAGCCGCTGCCGTAATATCGACAACTGCTGCGCCTGACCCTGCTCCGTCAAGATATACAATCCTTTTTGTTCCAGCAAGAATAGTAACCGTAGCACCCGATCCTTGTTTAATAATAATCGACTGACTTCCGCTAGTCGCATTCTCAATGATCTGTACTCGCTTGAGGGTATTCGGAGCTATTGTGATAGTACAAGCAGAGTCTAATGTGCCTGTATACTGAAGATGTAAAGCTCTAGCAGGATCTGTAGCTCCATCTGCTACTGTGCTGGTGTGAGTATCTGCATTGGTGGTAATACCTTCTGTGCCTACACCTAACGCTTCACCAATAAGCTCAAGAGAAGTGTTAGTGCTAGTACCCCAATCAGCATCTCCATCTGCTGGTTCTGCTACTCTAAGATTATTTACAAAAGTTGATGCCATAATTTATGCCGCTATCTCTGTCCAATTTGGTGTTTGAGAGGTATCAACCGCAGGCCAATCTGTGGTTTGATCTGGGATGATAGGCTCCCATATATTTATGGTTGCGGTGGATGCTGTCATCTCTGCGCTTGTAACACTTACTGTAACGCCTGTTCCGTCTGATACAGTGACACTACCAACCGCAGATGTTATTTCTGACTCTGTTACAGGAACAATGGTTCCTGCGAGAGGGACTACAGTTCCTTGCCCAACGCTTAAACCTGTAAATGCAACGTCTTGATTATAACCACCTCTGTTATAACCTTGAGTTATTTGGTTATAACCAGTAAAAAATATGGTTACATCAGTCATCAGGCAATCCGAATAATTGCGTTGCTTGCGTCAGCGGTTGGGAATTGAATTGTAAAGTCTCCAGACTGAGAGGTTTTGTCTGAACCAAAATCCAAAATTAATACTGCTCTATTAGCAGAGCCTGCCGCTGTAGAAGAGTTATATATCATCGCTCCTCTGGCAGTGATTGAGCTACTAGAGAAAGTTAGGTCTACAAAATCTGTAAGTGCTGTTGTTCCTGAAGTGGTAGGAGTAACATTAGTCAAAGCCCCTCCACCAGAACTATACCCAGTTCCAGAAGCTTCATTGCTAGAAGTAAAAGCAGTGGTTGATGCGCTTAAACTTGCACTACTGGTGTATAACGCCAACTTGAATGCGTTACCAGAACCTGTAGACGTAGTAGTACCACCGCCACTTCCGTTGGTAAAATTGTGAATTCCCTGAAGGAGTTCCTGCTTGAAACTGGTACAAACTGCTTGACTGATAGCCATTACATTTTCCTCAAAATTTCTGCCATGTCTTTATAGCCGCCTTGCTCAAACTCAGCGATAAGATCTGTTCTGCTACTTTTTACTGCCTCGCTCATGTAATGCTTAATCACATGCAACACTTCTTGCTTGAAGGCATTTGCTTGTTCTTGGATAACAGGGTGGCTTTGTGAGCCAACACTAACAATGGTATTGGTAGCTCTTTCTGCCCAATGGTCTAATGACAGCCCTTCGTTTTGTGTTGCAATGACGTTTACATTCCCAGCTTGAGATGTGCTTACTTCTAGCATTATGTCCTCGCTTTTCTAACAGCCCCTGATCTGTAGCTATCGGTGGTGTCGTATCCTTCACCAAGGGACTTCAAGTTATTTAATGCTTCATCATACCTAGCCATATACATTTGCATAAGGTCAGGCTCTCCTTTTAGAAACGTATAAGACTCAACTAACGAACCATAAAGCAGAGTGCTTTCGGCATTGGTTCCTAGCCAGCTAGTTCCGTCACTAGAGGCTGTGATTGATTGTGGCTTGTAAAAATAATGTAACTCTGCTGTAAAAGAAGAATTTGGCGTTGGCCCTAAGATAAAGTTTTCTGCATCAAACAACGCATAGTATTTAGGAACGCCTTTTGTCGTAGCCACAGGATATGCTTCTCTTATAAAGTTAACGTCTTTAAATATAAGAAACTCTTGCCCACTATTATCTAAGGTTAAAGAATAAGGAGCTAAAAAATCTGATGGGCATTTTAAATACTTGTTGCCGTCAGACATTGATCCAGTGGCATTCTTTCTAAAGTCAGGCAACTGAACAGATTTAAGTATTCGATCTTCTGCCTGCTTAATTATATTAGGTAGATTATTAACGAAGGTTGTTTCCGTTGTTTCTAAATAATCTTGTATCGCAGTTTTAAGTGTCGTAAATGTCCATGCCATTAGCTTGTCACCACCTTTACTCTTCCTGATTCTGCCGTAATATCTAGTCCGACAGTACGACTGCCTAGCTGAGTAATTCCTCCACCTACAGGGTCAAACGCAAAAAACTGTCTGCTTTCATCCAAACCCCTATCTGGCCTTGGATCTCTTAATGATCTAGGATCATCAACCTTAACCTTGCCAAGCTGTAACTGAGGCTGGTCTGGATCAACAACGTCTTTCCCTACAAGAAATCCTGTGGGTCTTTGATTAACAATCTCTGGCACAAGATCTTTTAGCTTGTACCGAAACCCTGTCATATCACAAAAACCGTAGGCATGTTTCCCTTCAGCGAATCTACTCAAAACTGATAGCCTCCAGGTGATATAAACAGCGATGCCTTTCCTCTGTCACTGTCAGCCGCAAGAGTAAACTGTTCTTCGTAGTCTGCTTTTAGAAACTGTGATCTCGGTGCAGAGTCAGGAAACTTCATGCTGATTTGATACGCAAGACCAGCCACCAAACACGGCAGGAACCTAGCAGGCACATCCATGTTGTTAGACGCAGGGCTTCCTGAGTCTTCTATTCTTTGCATAAAGTAATACCCAAAGGTATAAGTATCTTGATCGTCAGGCGTAGGCCATACATGAATAGTTATGCCTGTGGGTTTTCTTTCCACATAGTATTGCAAGGGCTTGCTTTGGGTGAGCTTGTTAGATAGTTGTGAGTAGTCACTAACCGATATTCTGGTCATTGATTGATCGAACTGGCTGGTTGTGCTTCCTGCATCTGTTCTTACAAATGCTTCTACTATATCTAGTATGTCTGAATCAAGGGCATAAGAGCTTGTGCCAGCAGTTAACGCTTTAGTGCCGTCCCTGACTGTCCACAGATTAAGACCACGGTTTTGCCATTCAAGCATAAGAAGATTGAGACTTCTTCTAGCTGTCCTGTAATCGTATCCGCTTCTTAGCTCTCTACCTGCTCTTTCAAACGCCTCTTCCATTGCGTCAGCCAGATCAAGATTAAATGTGTATGTTCCGCTTGTTGCCATGTTTATTTCCTTCTGGACTTAGCACCAGAACATTTCCATCGTTTTCTTGACAGATTGTTAGGGGTATTAGGATCGTTCTGCTTTTTCTTTGGCAAACGCTTCTTAATACCTAAACTCCTAGCGCAATAACTGTCTCCTTTCGATGTTCCAGGTTTAACTCTTCGGCCACCACCTTTAGCTTTGCCAGCTTGACCGTAGCTAACCTTTTTGCCTGAAGGCGTAATTTTAACTTTTGCCTTTCCTTTAGCAGGTTTTCCACTAGCCATTATCTATGCCTCGCTGTTTTCTTAGCTACCTTTTTTGGTTGAGAAGAATGCTGTTTACCTTTCTTGGTATCTTTTCTTTTCTTCCTAGTAGTGGCGGCATATTCTTTAGACGATAAAGACTTAATGGCTTTTTCTGGGAGATACCTCTCGCCAGTGGCCTTAGAACCTTGCGTTGATGGCTTGCCTGATTTAGTACGCCATTTCTGCTTAGTCCATTTCTTCAGACTTTTTTGAGACTTTTTTAAAGCCATCAGTCTTTATATCCACCGCCAGCTTCTTTGTAAGCCTTGGCAACCATTTGTGCTTTTCTGGCACTCCATTGACCGGGCTTGCCGCCTTTGCCTCCAGCTTTAATCCTGTTAAATATACGCTTTCTGAGCGCAGGCTTGGTGTAATTGCCAGCCTGATTAACTTTAGACTTAGCTTTTGGTTTCGCTTTTTTCTTGACTGCCATTATCCATAACTCTTCAATACTTTGATTATGATGCTGTAAGCGTCACCATTGGTCGCACCTATGGTTTCAAATAAAACATCACCATTCTTGCCAGCACCAGCATCATTAGGGATGCCAGAAAAAGCAGAGAAGTCTAAGAAGTCTGAGTAGTCTTGAAGTATGTGCCACACTAAACGATTGCTAGTAGCGTTGTACTTGACCTTGACTGCCATGCCTACCGTTGTGAACCATATCTGGTAAATCTCAACGCCTGTACATGCCTGTTTTGTCATAGGGTCAATAGCTAAAGACGAAACATCAATCTTAGTTACATTGCTTTCGCCTGTGCCATCGCTTTCGTTAGTAAACTTAAATGTAGCAAACTTAGGGCCATCGGTTATCTTTATGGTGTGAACTGTATCAGCCATGTTCCACCCCCTTTAAGATGCGTCAGAGGAGCTACTAATTCCAAAAAACTTTAGGACAATAACTGTATCGCTACCAGGATCACCTGAAACAACAAGCTCTACTTCGTCACCGACTAAGCCGCTAGACGCTGTAGTGAATCCAGACATACCTAGCACACCGTTGCATCCAAAGAATCCTTTGAATCCTGTTGTGTTAAGGGCTGGAGATATTCCATCTACATACCCATCAGTATCAGCGTCTGTTCCTATATCATTAAGGGTAACAGAGTTGGTAGAAGCTGTAGTCACAGCAACTGTCACGCCCATAGGAATAAAGTTTGCTGGGATACCAACTGCTGACTCTTTACCAGTAGTCGCACCGTTAGCAACAGTAATCGTTGCTTCGTAAGTTCGGAGCGTCATTGTGCTTGTAACAGCACCAGTAGTTGAGCTTTTTGAAATGCTTTGAAACCCATTTTCAGAACGAACTGGGCCGTTAAACGTAGAATTAGCCATAATATTCTCCTGTCTTGGCTAGTGTCTAATGTTCCATATGGAACAATTAGTCAGGATAAAAAACAAAAGGGGCAGGTGCAGGGAGAGACACACTGCCCCAACTGTCTTAGCTTGAGCCTGGAGATCCGTAGATTCCCAGAGGATCAGATACTCCGAATGAGTAACGCTCTCTAGCTTTGTAGCGAACATTACCTGTATCGAAATCACCGTCCATTGAAGTTTCAAGCGAAGTACGCTCAAAGTGCTTCATGCCGTTAGGTATATCAGTGATGATATAAAACGCATTGGTGTCAGTCAGATAGTGATTGACTGCATAACCGCCAGGGATTGCTCCCATGTTTCGGATGCTATTTATGTCATTATCTGATGTTCCAACTCTTTGCGTGGTTTCTAGCAATCTATCCGCTGTAAACATTAACGCAGGAGGAACAATAAGCGTTCTCGGTCTAGCCGCAATCAACAAACCTCTTTCATCAGTGAAAGCCGCAATGTCAATAATTGCATTTTCCAAAGATGTTTCATTGAGGTCAGCCGCTGTTGCAGGCCGATTACTATTTGTACCACCAGAAACGAGAGGGTGACCATCACCACCAGCAACGCCATCACCGCTTGCTGTAAACAAGTTAACACCATCACCCGATTGGAATGAATTGGTGAAACCGTTATTAAGCGGATTAACAGCCTTGACCTGCTTGGTGTAAGCCATCGCTCTTGCTAGAGCCTTGGTATAACGAGCAGAAAGCGAATCGTAAAGATTGTCTTCCATCGCTTCCTCGGTTATAGCGAAACCCATACCAATAGTTTCATGGTTGTATCTAGCTGTGAAAGATTCTTGTGCTGAATCATAAGAGATTGCAGAACCTTCATTCTTCACAGGTGCGGCAGCAAAGCCTGATAGCTTCACTTCCTCTTCAAAAGAACGGTCAGAGCTTTCTGTCTCATAAATGAGAGTATGCTCATCTTCGTACTTTTCATACTCCAAACCAAACAGGGCATTCAACCCAGGCAGGAGTTCTTTCAGCATTTGCGCTCTTGAAATAGCCATTAATTATACTCCAAGCTTGGTTTCGTATGCATGACTTAGAGGCAGGTAGGTCACAAGACAATCGGTGAACGCATCACCAACTGTGCTGTTCGGGCCTTCCACAAACTCAAGAACACGAAGGGGTAGTGTATTTGTCGTAGCAATAGAGCCGCCATCAAGGGCGTTCTTACTACGTCCGATTGCAGTTGATCCTGCTGTGCTAACTGCTGAAATGTTGTTACCAAGACCTGTTTGGGCAATGGCTTCGTCACCTTGCATTTTGAACACTAACTTAGGATCGTCAACCACATAAGCCATAATGTCCGATGCCGCTGTAGAAGCAGGGAACTGCTGGTTAAATGTTAATTGACTTGTAGATGGATCAGTGTAGGAACATCCCACAAAGATACCAACTGTACCAGCGACAACAGACGTTGTTACTGCGGCTTTTTCGAGTGTGCCAGCCGCAACTAGCTTGACGAAATCACCGTAAAAAATAGCAGTAGCGTAACCACTCGCAATCTTGATATGTCGGACTTTACCACTGTAAGAGCCGCTTGCACTCAAGGTATTGACAGGTTCCGCACCATTTGGGGTAGCAGAAGTAGCCATATTTATGACCTCCTATTAATTAAGAAACCACCCCTACCCAGGGATTAGTTCCTTCCAAAAGTTGTCCTCGTATTCCTTTCTGGTTTAAGCATAGGCATACGGGGGTCATTTTCCCTAAGATAATTATTGTCTACAGATTCCATCTGATTATTAGCCATTTTCTGAAAATGCTCAGACCTTGACTTCATCTTTTCTTCTGGTGCTTTGCATAAAAGCAATCCACCAACTTCGATGTTACCTACAAACTTGGAATTAATATCAGACTCTAGCATGAGTTCTGGATGGTCATCGGCCTTTACAGGCTCCCAACCTTCTCGAAACATTCTAGATGTATGAGTTCCATCACTTTGACCCATAATACTTGTCCTGACCCAACGAAATACCCAGCCGTCTTTCGGGGCTGGATTGGGGATTACAGAAGCAGGTGTCCAAGAATCACTCGGTCTAGTGTAATTATCTCTTTCTTCAATATCTCTAGGGGTGCGCTCTTCAGTCATTGGTAGTCTCCTGACTATACATATTTAGCATATTGCTCGTCTGTTAAACCCAGCCTCTTAGCGAGAGAGCGTTGGGTTGCCGAAAGCCTCACTGTGCGCGGTTTAGCTCCATTGTTTCTTGTCGTGGGAGCCACCACCTGCGAAGGTTGAGAGGCAGGTGAGGTACGGGCTTGTGGAAC